CCTGAATTAAGTGTCACAAAGTCCGGAAACTAAAAAACGAAAATCTTTCTTTCCTCTTTTCATGACACTTAATTCAGGTGATTCAGTCTAATAAAAACTTAATGAGGCATCACATTGAAACTTAATGGCATTCTTCTTAATTTAATATTGTTAGAAGACACAGGCTATGAACCTGTTTACCCCTCCTTAACCTAAGTGCTAATATTTAAAGCTTGTGCATTAGTATCTTATGTTAAAATTTAAGTCTAAAACTATTTCATGGCTAATAATGATTATAGTATTCTCTACATAAGGAGTTAATTTGTAAATACATGGAAAATAAAAAGAAGACAATTAAAATGAGAATAAAATATTTAAATGAATTCGGATGAAGATTATTGTTAGTTATTTGAGCTCTGTCTCCAAGACTCTAGAGTTCTCTCATTTTCATGATTATGACTTAAGTCTCGAGGAAACACATCAAAGATGTAATCTATCTCAGCCTTGCTAAGACCAGGATATTTTAAATTCCTTCCTTCATTAAGCCAATCTGCTCCTGCTCTAGTCGTTCTTTTGGAGAAGTGCTGTTCATCATTCAAAAAGCCAATGTCTACTAAGTCCTGCAGAAATTTTATCTTTGCTTGCTTATCTAATGAGACTCCCTTAGCAGCAGCTAGTATGTAATTACCATTAACTTCTGTAGCCTGGGCCATTGATGTTACTCTAGGGTTCAAAATCAAAGTTAGTTTGGCTTGATAAATGCTAAACATCACAAATATAATCTTATACACCATATTTGTTGATGTCAAGTCCAATAAAGCTGGTACAGATTGATGGAATATGGGAGCAAGGTTTTCATCTACTTCTGCAATTACATATCTTGCCATTTTGTTAACCATCAACTCTAAGTGCACTCTGTGAGACACATAGGGAAAGGTTGAGGTCACTCTTGATAAAGTGACAGAATCCAATTCTCTAGTAGAGTCATTCAGCCCATATAATGTTTGCATCTCAGATAGAAAAGCTTTTGTTTTGTCATTACTTTTCTTAAGAATTGATTTTAGTTTTGGTCCTCTCAACAGGCAGATACCAATCATTTTTGACACATGGAAGTTGAATTGTTCTACCTCAAAACCACCAGCCATAGCATTTCTAACCATTTTGTTAAAGATATGTTGTGAATTAAATCCTTGGTACTGAGCTTCCTTAAGAAAATCCAAGAAATCTCGTGATCTTAATTGCTCCAGTATGCCCTCTTGAACTTGCAAAAAGTTCCAAATATCCTCTTGAGTTATAGTATCAGTCGTAACTGACTCATTGTCTGATAGAATGACACTTCTTTCTTGTCCATCTCTGCTACTGACTTCAGGAATTGTTGATGAACTGGACTCTCCATTTTCTGGTTCCATAATGGCACTTGTCACAACTCTCACTAGTTTTTTTGATGAAACTGATTTCTTCCCAGATCTGAAAAATGAAGCTTTCTCCTCACTTGACATCATATCAAGAGCCTTATCTCCTGGACCATATTTTTTAATTAGCTCCTCAAGATATGAGGTTTTGACATAATAACTTTCATTTCTCTTGGTTTCTGTCAATTCAGTAATTTTCCCATCAACTACATGGATAAAATCCTTGTGCTTTATTACAGTTAAATGAGAAGCATTTAAATATTGACTTTTCTCCTCTCCCTGGTGGACATAGAAGACAGCAGAGGCAACAATTGAAAAGTTTTGTTGAATAGTTTGCTTAAGTGCTTCCATCTTAAAAGTTGTGTTTTAAAGATTTAAGATTTCTTATAACTTTAAATATTTAAATCAGAGATGGATTAAATTTATGTTTTATCAAAGTTCAATCACTTTTTAAATGGCTTTTATTCTTTTTAAACAAATCTTGATTTTTTGTTTCCG